CATATGGTGCAAGGATGATTGCGAAAGGCACCCTTCTCAGTGGCATAAGGAGTACCGTCTGCCTTGGGAAGAGTGCCGTATCCATGTCCCCACTTATCTGATGCCACGATGGAGAGCATTTGACAGGTCTCTAAGGGCATCTTGACGATATGCTTGTCAGGAAGAACTTGAGCAGATTTTGTGGGGCATGAAGAAGTCACAAAAATATTCATAATAACTATTGCATTTTATCAAAAACAATATTTTTTCAAAACATACTTTACTTCATTTGGTTTATCTTCCATCCAATATGCTTCATGTTCTATTCTTCTCTTTGTGTTGGACAACCTCAGGGAATTATTGAGACTATAAAGTTTATCATCAGAAAGACGCATTTTGTTTAAAGATATACCAAATGGATTAAATCCATTACAATAATGCGCCACATGCACAGATTCATGATATACAGTTTCGTTTATATAAAACTTAACATCATGTCCACTTTTTTTAATATTGTCTGTGCATATTACAAACTTTTTTCTTGAATCTGCATATCCAAAGAACTCTTTATGTTTTTTACACAATTCAATGTTTTCTTTTACTATGTAATTTTTCTTGTAAAGTAAATCAAGGATTTCTCTTGCTTCTGGTGTAAGATATAATAAAAACTCCATCAGCAATTATATGATGAATCAGGTTCTAAAGCAATCCAATATTTCAAATCATACTTAGTATTTGAAAACTCAGAAAGAAGTTTTGATGAAACTACTACATCATATGCTCCAGGAATAATCTTAATATTCTCGACCTTAAAGTTAAAGATAAACTCCTTATCAGTTTCTCCAACTACAATAGAATATTCGTTAGAAGTATCGTTTTTCTTGTCTCTAACAACGAGTTTCACAACTCCAGCCTCACCAATTGCAGAAAGGTCTGGTAGTTGGTATACAGCAGCAGCTTTCACAAGTTTTTCCAAAGACCCACTATCCAATTGAAAACAAACATCTTTAGATGGGAGATCGATTTCCTTATCAGGAGGAGAAACAATTACACTTGGATCTGCAAAGAAATACTTAACCCTACGCTTGCCTTCACGAATCATGAGATATGATTCTTCATCAAAATCGATATCAGGATCTTGATGCAAACTGAGACCATTAAGAAATTGATTCAGATCATAAATGGCAAAATCGCGGGGAAACTGCTCACCAATTTCCGACTCAGCAAGAATATTCTTTGCCATTGAAATTGTGCGGAGTTTGTTTCCAGATTTTACAAGAATCGAGTTATTGATACTTGCAAAGTTTTTAAGAATACCCAGTGTTTTTTCAGAAAGTTTCATAATTATCAGATGGTTTTTTGTGAAGTCCAGAGAAATGGTAGAGGAGAATACAATAGTGGATTGCTTTTAGAATGTCAAGTTTAGACTTTCCATTCTTTTTACCAAATCTTGAGAGATACTTGATTGCATTACTCCTACAAAATGGTTCGGCATCTCCAATACTCTCAATCAGATCGAGAGTCTGTGTTTTTGATTCTTTTGAAGTATAGTGTGATTGATAAGTTCCTGAAAGATAATCACGAATCTCTTTCAATGTTTTATCTTCTTCATACTTCCAGAAGTGAGATGAACTCATGGAGTCAATTGGGTCAATTGGATTTTTTTGTATTTCAATTTGGTCATTACTATTCATAGACATAGTAAACTCATTTACATATTTTTTTTCATCTTCAGGTCCAAACATAATAGTAAAATGGGGAGACATAGTTATCTCCCCCAATTATATCAAATAGAGTTGTATGTGTCAACAGAATCCTCCTTTGGCATCACAAAGTCCGAATCAACTTTATCATACAATTCCAAGAATGCTTGTTTAGTCTCATCATCAAAACGATTCACACAGACTTGAATTGCCTTTGCTTTATCTTGGAAGATGCTATATGCACGGATAATGTGGACAAGACGACGAGTGCTGATGATTTCTTCGATACCACCATCATAGAAGGTTTTACGAATAATGTCCGACCAATCGCAAAGACGCTTACAGAAGTCACGATCTTCCACACCAAGGTCCAGAGCAATACCTTCCAGAATCTTCTGCTCAGTTGCAGGAGTTGGGTAGGACTGCTCAAAGGTCACAGGGAAACGCTCTAGAAACGCTTCGTTGAGCACGTTAGTTCCAATAAACCGACCGTCGTCCGAACCTTTGCCTTTAGTATTGGCGGTTGCGATGACATTGAATCCTGACTTTGGTTGAATGAACTTTCCAATCTTTTTAAGGAAAACTCCTTTCCCTTCCAGGATAGATTGGAGACAGAGAATCTTGTTACTTGCCAGGTCGATTTCATCAAGGAGCAAAATAGCTCCTCGTTGGAGCGCCTCGATGACTGGACCGTTGTGCCAGACAGTAGCACCATCGACAAGGCGGAAACCGCCAATAAGATCATCTTCATCAGTCTCAATCGTAATGTTTACACGAATCAATTCCCTACCCAACTGAGCACAAGCTTGTTCAACACTAAAAGTTTTCCCGTTGCCACTAAGACCAGTGATAAAGGTAGGGTAAAAAAGACCACTGGAAATAATCTTTTTAATATCATTGAAATTACCAAACTTGACGAAGGTATCATCTTTTTCGGGAATAAGATTTTGTTCCACAGCAGGAAGAGCAGGAGGAGATTGATAAGACCGCTCAATTTCTTCGACACGATCTTGAGTTACTTCAAGGTTCCAACGACCCCGATCAGTTTTAAATGGTTCAAGGCGACGAGTAATTGTTGGATAAGAAATTCCCTTGGAAGCACAATATCCACGAACATCTCCAGAAGAAAATTCTGTACCAAACATAGATTTAAGATCGGAAAATAGTTGTTCGTCAGTCACAGAAATTTTACGAGGCATGATTTAATTAGGTGTGTTTCATTTGAACTCCCATATTATACCCATAAAAAAGGGCACCTGACGGTGCCTAGTGGACGGTTTGAAAAGTGGTATCACCAAAGAGGTTCATCTCTCATAGGTGCCCCCTGAGGTTTTCTTTGGGGAACTGGGTTTTTTACTGGTGTTTTAGGACCGTCCCAGAGTGGACCATCTCTATAAGGCTTACCACCACCAGATTGTGGCATATTCTTTTTAATGAGTTCTGCGCCTCTTTGAAGTAAAGTGCCAGCAACTCTACCAGCAGCACCACCAATAGTACCACTTGGACTATTTGGAGCAGATCCGCGAGCAATAGATTCAACAATACTCTGCTTCCACTCTTCACTCATATTTGCCATAATAACTAATGCATTTTCATTGGTATCTGCATAACCTTCTGAGACCAGATATTCAAAGATCATGTCAAATACATCATGCTCGTAGTCTTGCCTCAAAAGACCACCAACAGTTTGCTTTGCCCTATCATACATTTGTTGTCCCGTTTTTCTTCCTCTCCTTTCCCCTTCATTTTTAATAATATCTCCAATAATCGGAAGATTTGCTCCGGGTTTCTTACTTGCTTGTCCCCTTCCAATTGCACCACCAACAGTGCCAGCAGTATTTCTTGCAAGACTATCTACTGTACCAAGAAGACCATTTCCTTCATTCAAATAAATCTCTACCATATCATCCCAGGTGTAATCACTAAGATCATAACCTTCTTCTACAAGAGAGTTTACCCAATATTCAAACTCTTCATTCGCAAGAGATTTTAATCCATAAGTTTTAACATGCTCACCTGCGCGGCGACCTGCTTCGCGAGTTACAGATGCAAGTTTACTTAAAGTTTCTCCAGTTTCCTTTGCCATTTTATCGGCAGTTTGAGTCGCCTTACGATGACGCTCCATACCAGCAAGAATTCTTCTTGCAATTGCATCACGAATTGGTCTAGATTTAGATTGCTCTTTTTTTGCTTCGGTATCCGGACCCTTTGATTCCGGATCTTTTCTTTCAGATTCTTTTCTTTCTTCCGCCGCTTTTGAGGCTTTATCTTTTGCTTCTTTTTTTGCTCTTTTTTTAGATTCTCTTTCTTCAATTTCCGCCTTTACTTCATCATAAGACTTTCCACCAGATCTTCTTTTTGCCTTCCTTGCTTCAGAAAGAATCATAAGATCATCGGAAAGACTATAAACAAATTCAACAAAATTATCAAGTCCAACCTTTTCAATTAAAATACCAACACCGTTTTCATTGAGTCCATAATTGTAAAAATACTCTGTTGCAATTTCTACAATATCCTCATCAAAAACGATGTTGTTATAATCTTCAGATTGAATTCTCAAATCTTCATCATATACCGCTTCATAAAGAAGTTTTAAATCTTCTATTTGTTGGGTATTCATTTGTTTTATTTTATATTTCTATATTTTTATTTATTAAACTACAAGTTCAATAAATTCACCAAGAATCCTCTTGTTCATTTTTTTAGATTTAAGACTTTTCATAAATGCGGATTTAATTTGAGATTTTGTCGCATCATCAACAACATCAAAATCAGAATCACTAGACAATGTATTTGCAGATATAGCCAAGTAAGTATGATATCCAGAGTTTTGAATTGAAAAAGATCTATTCTTCTTCCAAATATTCATAATTTTTGCATACTCATCGCCACACACTTTATAACTACGAATAAAGTTTGAAGCATCACGATTAGCAATAACACGAATACCAATAAAGTTAGTTTCTTTAAAATTATCCCTCAAGTTTTCCAATATGGTTTTAGTAAATTGAGTATACTCTGGCAAAAAGGCATATGTATTTCCAGTTTTACGATCTCTAAGAAAAGAATTATCACCGATGTAATTTACACCAATGTATTCTTCTTCTTGCCACCGATTTTTAAACTCACGGTGAAAACGAAGTGGTGCAGATTCTCCATCAGTCAAAACTACGCACTGAAGTTTCTGCACTTTATGACTCTTCATAAAAGATGGAATAATTTTATGAAGAGATATTAGAGCTTCATTCAAAGGAGTTCCAGAAAGTCCCATACCAACAGGAATAGTATAGTGAGTATATTGTCTAAAAGAATATGCAATTCTATAAATTGTTTTCATTTGCCTTTCAATTTCAACTCCATTCACACGACTAGTAAATAGATTCATCATAGAAAAAGATTCATGAATCTGAATTAGACTTTCCTTCTTCTCATAAGAACATTCCCTAATATTTCCAGTCTCATTATCTACAACTGGATAATCATTTGTGAATGCATATACATCAAAGGGAATAGAACACTTTTTACAGAACCAAATCAAATTATATAATTGCTTAATTGTATCCAGCATTACTTCCGCCATAGATCCAGACCAATCTAGAATAAAAATCAGTCCATGATTTTTTCCATCAGGGATAGTAGTAACTTTTTTAAACAAATCTTCATTATACCTGTAAGTATGAAGTTTAGAGCAATCAAGAACTCCTGTCCTAGAAATTGAAGCTCTAGAATAACTATCGGCAGATTTTTTACATTCAAACTCCTTTACAAGATAATTAACTTCTTTTTGTGCGGATTTTTTAAACTTTTCATAGTCCTCATCAACCCAATTGAAATAATAAGGATCATCACCTGCCCAATGAGTTTTACATTGATGATGTATTTTTTCATTGGAAATAATGATGTTATTCAGATTGAGATTCGGAATCTCAACATAAACATTCTCACTTCCATTGTTATTAACCAAACTGCGGATAGATTCTTCCAAAGACTCCATAGTTTTAACAGTGGTAGATTCATCTCCAGAATCATTTTTCTGCTCTTTACTATAATCATCTTTCACATCATTTTGATTTGAATATTCTTCTTGCTTATTGCCATTTTCAGACTCTTCTTCAGACTGATTATTTTTATTCTCAAAACTCTCATTACTATTTTCACCTTTTTCTCCATTACTTTCAGAGTCATCACCTTTATTCTCATGAGAATCCAAATTAATTTGATTACTCTTATCACTTTGCTGTTCTTCACAATATTTGTAAAGACATTCCGCCGCAATCAAAGTATCAGCAAAAGTTTCACAAGACTCAATCATTTCAATGATTTCCATCTCTTTTGGAGAAAAACTAATATCTAAAAAGTTGCCCATTTTGAAGTAAAGATTTGCTTTATCGGCAAGATTAAACTTACTGATATCTTCATTCTCAAGATAGAAGAAGTCTTCATCAGCAAGCTCTTTATAACCATTGAAGAAAGTCTTTGCCAGACCAGCATAACGACGCTTCATTAGTTTCTCAATGCGAGCATCTTCTACCACATTCACGAATTGTGGAAGGATGTTGTAGTCTTTTGTCCAATCAATATCGGGGGTTTCTCTTGAATGCCCAACTTCGTGTGCCACAAGAAGATCAACAACAGTATTACTCGCTTTCCACATAGGAAGTGTAAGCACCCGAGTATGGACATTAAAACAAGCAGTATCAACTTTTTTATGCTCCACCACAATGTCTTCTTCCGCCAGAAGTTTGGCGAGCATCCCTTTGATTTCGCAATTAACGGTCATTTGAGTTTGTGTGATATGTGAGTATCATAGTCCAACCTGACGACTTATGCATCACCACTAGGACACTTTTTAAACTGGACACCTACCCAGAACCCACCCTTTACCAGGACACTCAAAACATAATTTTTGCGAAACTCCATCATTCCACCATTTTTTGCCCATCGCTGATGGTGGAATAAGACCTAATTTTTTAGTTGCTTGTCCTATCTTTTTCTTATGCTCATCTGTAAGTTTTTTTCCCCTTTTTGAATTACCTATTTTTTGTCGGGTTTCATTACTAACATTTTTCCCAATATGTGCCTGACTACATTTTTTTCTAAACTCATCCGTAATCTGCCTATTTTTAGAATAGAGGCGTCCCAATATCCACCCATCACCAGGACACTCAATAGTGTGCTTATCTACCTCACCATTATTCCACCATCTTCTCTGAGATACTTGTTGAGAAACTTTTTTCTTATGGTCTTCTGTAAGAGTTTTGCCCAAATTCACTTCTCTACTTCTTTGGATACAGTATTCTGTCGCTTTTCTTCCAGAACTTCCTTCACCGACATAAGACATATTGATTAATATACCACCTTCACTTTTTAATCCAAGAATAGAAATAATATAATTTTCGTGCTTATAAGCATCAAACTCCGTTAGATTTTTCTTCAAGAAAAGCACTCTATCTTTTGGTGGAGGAGACATATAAGTATCACCTCTTCTATGGGGACAATATGCCCGATTACGAATACCTTTACCAATGTAATAGGGAGTTCTATCTTCCCTTAACCAGGCATAAGTATAATATCTATTTTTCATTAGGACACACTCTTTTTACTCCACACTATTATTTATACAATTTTATACAAAAAAAGGAGGTCTTGCGACCTCCGAGTGGACAGTTTAGAAAGTGGTTATTACTTTATTCTGTTTGGGGTTACTCTGCGATTAGCCTGGTTTGTAGTTGGGTCTCCCATACCGCGTGGACGCTGCTTCATGTATTCTTTAGAATATCTTGCAGCATCCATGCTATCCCAACCACCTTTTTGTGGAGTGAATGAACCAGGCTTGCTCTTATCAGCAACACCTTCTACACCACCCTTCTTAGCCAAAACGGTATTTTTACCATGTATTCCAGGAACAACAGTCTTTGACTTTGGAAGAAAATCAAATACTCCTTCAACAATACTCTGTCTCCACTCTTCACTCATATTTGCCATAATAGCAAGAGCTGCCTGATTGGTGTCAGCATATCCTTCGGCAACCAGATATTCTAAGATAATATCAAATTTATCTGGTTCATATGAATTAAACAGTTTAGAAGCACCTTTAATTGTTCTATTCAATGCACTTCCATAATTACCAGACTTTACATCACCACCAATTGCATCAACTTCTCTACCAGCGCGATCGGCAGCAAGACCACCAAAAAGTCCCAAAGGTCCACCGTGCCTTTTCCTTGCCCTATCCTGAATATGTGGTTTTACAGTTGATGTCACGGTATCAACAACAGTATCTAAATCTTCCTTCATCTTCTTTTCTTCTGGACTAGATCCAAAAGTCTTATGAACTAATTTATCCAGTTTTGTATGAAACTTGGTTTCTGCTTTTTTACTTGC